TTGCACATCCAGCTTCTGCTGGCCATGGTCTTAATCTACAAGCTGGTGGCTCAATAGTTGTATGGTTTGGTCTCACATGGTCATTAGAGTTGTATCAACAATTCAATGCAAGACTTTATAGACAAGGCCAAGATAAGCACGTTATTATAAATCATTTAGTAATGGTTGATACACATGATACTGACGTAATTAATGCAATTAAACAAAAAGCAGTTAAACAAAATGGCTTAATGGAAAGCATTAAAGCCAAAATTGAAAAATATAAAAAGAGAAATGGATAGTGCATTAAATGTTCAAATTGGAGGCAATCATTATAAAGACCTTCAAATGCAGCCAATTATTTTTATAACAAAGGCTAATTGTGACTTTATTCAAGGGTGTATTATAAAATACATCACCAGATACAAAAATAAAAATGGAAAACAAGATATTGAGAAATGCATTCACTATGCTCAATTAGGCATTGAGCTGTTACCAGATGAAAAGAACTATTTAAATATGGGCTTAGGTTACAGCTACGCAAAAGCAAATAATTTAAGCCATTACCAAACAGATATAATAATAGCTACTTTACAACGTAATTTTTTAGAGGTTATTCGTGTATGCAAGGCTTTAATTAAAGCTGAATATTAACATTTTTTAACAGATTATTTCATATATTTAACTAAAAAAATTTTTATTTATTGAAATAAATTAGTACTTTTGCAGATGTAATAATAATAAATATAAATTATGAATAACAACTATTTACTACTTACTCTCGGCCACAATAGTTCAGCAATATTTGTTGATAACAGCGACGCTGAGCAACAAAAGATTATTGGTTATGAACAAGAGCGCATATCTGGCATTAAAGCAGATAGCCAGTTTCCGCGTGATGCAATCAATGAAATTTTAAAACACATATCACCTAATGAAATGCTCGGGTGCAACGTTCTAGTATCGCATTGGTTTAATTTTGGGCCACATCTTATGCCTAATAAGTATTTTACAAAGGCTGATATGAATTGGCTTAGAACCATTTGTGGTGATAACATTAGGATGTGTGGTCCTAACTTTACACACCATGATGCACATGCATACAGTGCATATGAGTTCTTTAAATATCACAGCAATGGTGAAGTACACAGCCCAATCATGTGCTTAGTAATTGATGGCTTTGGTAATAATGAAGAAGTACTTTCATTGTATACTACAGATGAGATAAAAGGCATAAGCTTGGTCCATAGAGTATATGGATATGAAGCCTCTCTTGGTTTAATGTACCAATATGCTACAGCTTTTGTTGGCATGAAAGAAAATCAAGATGAGTATAAGTTTCTTGGCTATGAAGCTCATATCGATGAATATATCAATGAATATATCAATGAAGAGCAAATTGATGTGCTTGACAGCTGCATTGACAAACAGAAAGAACATCTAATTAAGTTGTTTGATACACATTCAAAAGAGCCAGAATATTATCCCTCAAATGAGGTGATTGATTTTGAAATGCTTAATTTAGTACGTGAAAATTGGTACAACGTTTTTTCAGAAACCTTAGAAGCAATTGATTTTAAAGACAGTAATAATACATTTGCCGCACGGTGTATTATTGCATATTTTATTCAGCAGCTGTGCGAAAGAACTCTCGTTGCGTGGCTGAATAATAACTATAAGCCAGAAAACCTCATAGTAGCTGGTGGCGTATTTTATAATGTAAAACTAAATCAAGTTCTTGCTGAAAAATGTGCACGTGGAAAGTTCTCAGTAATGCCATTGGCAGGAGACCAAGGTGCGGCAATTGGTTTATATGCTAAATCGTGTGATAGACAATTTGAATTTGGTAATCTCTGCTGGGGCATTCGTAGATTCTACAATGCAGAAAAACTGATTAAACAGAAACAAGAGAAAAACCCGCGTATCAGTTACATTGTTTGTGACCAAGAAACTGATTTTGAAAAAATTCAAAAAGCAATTGCACAATGCATTGCTGATAACAATATTGTTAATGTTGTTTTTGGCAATATGGAGTTTGGTCCTCGTGCATTGTGCCACACATCTACTTTATTTCTACCAACAAGTGAAAACGTTCACTGTAACAATGCGATGAATGGCCGAAATGAAGTTATGCCGTGTGCTCCTGTTTGCAAAAGAGAAAATTCGCATAAGTTGTTCGATGAAACTATAGACAAAGTAGTCGGCTCCGATAAATATATGATTTGTACACATACGTACACAAAGCCATTTAGCTCTCATTACGGTGGCATTATGCATAAAAAGCCACTTGAAGATAACTATACTGGTAGACCACAAATTATTGATGAAGGCCAGTTCATTTATAAAGTTCTTGATTTGGTTGAACAGATTACTGACTATAAGGCTCTCGTGAACACAAGCTTTAATGTTCATGGCCGTCCTATAGCTTTTGATACCATAAGCATTTTACAGAACTATGAGTATCAATGCGAACATGCTATTAATGGCAAAGAGCCGTATTTGTTTATCATTAATACAAATGAGTAATTATGGCAACATTAATATTATTCTCCGGAGGTTGTAATTCTGGTAAGACGACTACACTTAAAGCCGTAGATTCTAAGTTGCAAAAAGACTTTGGGTATGAAACTATAATACTTGATGAAATAATCCGTAAAGAAACTGATAAGCCTATTGATGAACTTCGCAAAGACGCAAAAGCTTATCTACGATTACAAGATAAAATCATCAAAGCAAAAATCGAACAGGAAAAAGCAGCGATAGAAGACACAAGAACTGACGTTATTTATCTTGCAGACAGAGCCATTACTGATTCGCTGTTTTATCTTGAAAACTATGTTGATAAAAGCAAACTTGATGAGAACGATTTAAAACTCTTTTGCACTTTGCACAGTTCTGTCAATGAATATTTAAATCGTTATTTTTGGCGTTATTCTCTCGTCGTTGAGTTTCAGCCGATAGCTGTACAGGAATTTGATTTGTTCCGTCCTGCTTGCATAGGCATAATGAAGAAATACGAAAATGCTTGCATTTCTCGTCTGAATTATTATTATTCTGATGGATATAAAAGACAAGACGTTATTTCTGTGGACCTCAACTACACGAAACTTGAAGACGCTGTTGATAACATAATAAAATCAGTTGTTAAGCTATGAGTAATATAGAAAACAGCATGAGTGCCAAGCGCAAATTATTCACAAATGAGCTTTGGGTTACTATTTGCCAACAATGCATGAATGAAGATATTTCATGTGACGCTAAATACCATGAGTCTTTGTGTGTAAGCTACACAATAAATCCTCTATTTGGCCATGTTGCAAGCCAGAATATTGGAGTTTTTGACCCTAAGAAAGCGGCTGCTATGTATTTCTGGTATAAAGCAGCTGATAGAGAAGATGCTTCAATAATAAGATATTTTCCAGAATATGAGCACTGTATTGATAGCAATCATAAAAAGTTTAATTCAAACTATGGCTATTATGCTAAAGATGGCTTAAAGTATTGCATAAATCAGCTGTTATCACATAAAAGTTCTCGTCAAGCATGCTTTATGATTAACAATAACGCAGCAATGGGACCAGATTCTATTGATAAGCTGTGTACCAATGCAATTATGTTTTTCATAAGACATGATTGCCTGTACATGATTGTACAAATGCGCTCAAGTAATCTTCTTACGCTTCTTCCTTACGACATTTTTATATTCTCTACATGGTATGCTAAAGTGTATAACGCGTTGGTCAGAGATTATCCTGAGTTAAAAATTGCACAGATAAAAGTACAAGTAGCTAGTCTTCATTATTATCAAAGTGATTTTAATAGCAAAGTTAATATAACGGAAAAGCATAATGTAAAATATTTATTCAGTTATGCTAATATACTCGACCATAATTTCGAAAACATTCTCGAAGGCAAACTTATTGATTTGTTAAATGCATAATAAATTTATAAAAATATGAAATACACAAAAGTAAGAGACGTTAAATCACCAGTAAGAGGTACTGAAAAATCAGCGGGCATTGATTTCTTTGTGCCTAATGATTTTATTGAAAAAATGTTGCCTCCACAGCGTGACATGCTTATTCCATCAGGAATTAAAGCAAAAATACCTGAGGGCTATATGCTGATGGCAGCAGAAAAATCAGGAGTTGTAACATCAGCACAAGCTGCTAAGCAAGCTGGTCGAACACCTAAGGAAGGCGCATATACTACAGTTGTAGTTATTGGTGCCAAGATTGTTGATGAAGACTATCAAGGTGAGATACACATTCACATTATCAATGTTGGTAACGAGTATGTGCTCATTAAACCTGGTACCAAAATCGCTCAGTTCATTCTCGTTCCAGTATCATACGAAGGGCTTGAAGAAGTTCCGGAAAATGAGTTGTTCACCGAAACAACTGACAGAGGTGGTGGTGGTTTTGGTTCAACTGACAAGAAAAATTAAAATTTTAAGTCAGATTAATATAAAATAATATATTCACAGAAACTCCCGATTTATGTCTCAGATTCACCTAAATTATTAAGATTATAAATTATTAATTTTTATAATTTGATGATGATAGAGATTAAATCTGGAGTTTCTGCTAAATGAATAACCTATATGGCACATAAAGCTATTAAGATTCCAGAAGTTGTTTATCATCCTCAGTTCTTGAAGTTTATAGACTATTATGCAAAAGCATTTATCGCAAGAAAAGGTTTTGGCAGATGGATAAAAGAATATCAAGACATGGAGGAACGAGGACTATTTGCTCCAAAAGCACTTAGGTTGTTTTATATTCAGATTCTTGGTAATACATGCAAACTTGATTTTCAGAGAGAACAAGCTGTATGGGTTATATGTTTTCATGCCAGGGAGGCGGCAGAAGCTTATATAGATGAACGTATAAACTCTCTGTATGACATCCATGTTATTACAGGCGAATTAGCCTACGATGACGATGATGACCCTTATATTGATTTGACTTATGAAGAGGCAACTCAAATAGTTAAAGCTCTTAACGAAGAAGCTGAAGAAGAATTGTTTGTAATGAAACGAAAGATATGATAAATTGTGAATTTGTGAACGCTCAACAAGCTTTTGAGTATTTTTATAAAAACATAATGCAATTTGGTGCCAACACAAATATTGGCACTAAAGCTTTTTACAATGCAGGTTTTTATCTTTCGAATCCTACTGAAAGAGAAATAAAAACTCCTTGGCGTAAATGGAGCCCTAAATATGCTGAGCGTGAGTGGCAGTGGTATCTATCACAGAACCGTTCAGTTGAAGAAATTAAAAAGTATGCGCCTACGTGGGATAAAATGCATGGAGGCGATAACCTCGTTAACTCAAATTATGGTTGGCAGTGGGGACGTAATAATCAGCTTGACAAAACTATAGAGCAGCTGAAAAAGAATCCAAATACTCGTCAAGCTTGGATTTCCATATTCGATGGTAAAGAAAAAGACCAGTACCAATTTGACACCCCGTGTACAATGTGTGTTGGTTTTAGTGTTAATCCAACAACACCGAATAAGCTTGATATGACAGTTGTCATGAGGTCCTGTGATTTGGTTTTTGGCTTTTGCAATGACCAATACTGTTTCAGTAAATTACAGGAGCTTGTAGCCAAAGAACTCAATATGCAAGTCGGAACATATTTCCATTTTGCACACGATTTGCACATTTATTATTATCACTTCAATCTGAAAACATGATTCAATCGCTCGATAAATACTTAGAAGATTCCGTAAAAGCACGTAAGAATTGTGCAAGGTCTTCTGTTCATGCAGGCAATTATTTCTGCCCAAAACAAAATAGATA